ATTTTTTAGATCTTCGTCAGTAAGTTTTTTAAATTGTTTTTCAGCTCTATGTTTAGCTTCATTTACTGCTTTATTTGTAAAAGATAAGTAAGCAACATCTGAAGGCATTATACCTCGTGCAAACAGTTTATCTAATTTATTTAACAGAGTTGTAGTTTTTCCAGTCCCAGGCGGACCGTATATTTTAACAGTTTTATTTGCTAACTGGTTCATCAAACTCTGCCTTTTTATCCTTTTTAAATATATTTGTAGATCTTTCAATAACTGGTTCTATAAATTTTGGACAATACCAGATATTCTTAATTTTTATCTTATCGAAATAATCTTTTTTGATTGCACCATTCTTTTTGAGAAAGTTGATTAATTCAAATTTTTTAACAGCTTTGTTTGATTTCTTAACAAACCTTTCAAATGTTTTATATTTGAATACAACCTTATCATCAAACAGATACCACATGTCTGCTTCGACCTGCGAAGAGTTTTCTGCTTGTTGTGTTTCTTGAGTAAACTGTATCATCATATCTTTAAACTCTTCTTGCGCTTCCGCCTCTTCATCATAACCTTCTATATCTTGTTGCATAGTTTTAAGAGTCATCAAGAATTGTCTAAAGTCCCTATCTTTTAATTTTTGCCAAACTATATCTGCTTGATCAAATAAAGCTTCTGCAAACAATTGTTGTTGGTTACATTGTTTACCTGATAGCTCAATAGTCTTCTTTTCAATTGTAAGATAATAAATAGGTGGACTTGTTTTTAGTCTTTGAAATGAATCTACCTTTGGTACATATGAAGCTGTATCAATTCCGTGTTTTAAAGTTTTACATAATTCTGCATTACAATGATTCTTCATTGGTAAGTCGGAACATTTGTATGCGTAATCTTTTTTCTCGTATTGTTTTATAAGTCCTTGAACTTCATGTTTTGGTAAAGGTTCATTAAAATCTTCGTTTCGATCCCACACTTCCTTTTGCCAACCATCTGGACTTTTCTTTTTAGCTAAGGTCGCAAAGGCGGTTAAAGCATTATTACGATAACCACCTTCACAACCATTACGAATTAAGGCTTGAAGACACGGCGGGTACTGGTCAAAGCCTTCTTCCGCAATATGTTGATCATGCACTTGAATGGCATAAAATTTTTCTGTTGTAAGACGATACTGTTGTATCCAATCAAACCAATCACTAATCGTGATCCCTGTTCCGTTGTCGTTGAGCGCATATCTAGTAGTCCTTACGGCCTGTTGATATGGTATATTTAACCAATTTCCTAAATCATTCTTATGAACCTTGATTTGACGTTGTTTTGGGAAGATCTCACAGTTAGATAGCCCTAGATCGGTCGCTAATAGCCCTAATTTTTCGATCATGTCAGATGCAGGGATTGGGGTCAAAACATGCAAGAATAGGTGTATACCGCCCGATTTGGAGCGATAAGGCACCATAGGATAGTTTCTCTCCCTTATTTTTACTAATAGTTTTCTAAAATCTTGGTCATACTTGTCTACATCAATACAACCCCAAAAACAGGTATTGTCCTCTCGTATAGGTATGACACCTAAATTAATTTGTCCGTTTAAATGTTGTTGAAATAATTCTTTTGTAACAGGGGCCCGCTTAGTTGTAGCGCGCCCCTTTTCTTTTCCAGTTCTATTATCCTTAGATCCCTCTAAAAAGTACTCTCCATAAGCACTATCAAGACCTTGAAAGATCTCTATGAACTTGTCCAGCATTAGAATGGCTGGTTTGTATTTCCCTGCTCAGTAAGATCGTTTTCTTCTTCATGTTTTACCACTACACCTTTCGCGCAAGTTTTATAAAACTCTGACGCAGTTTGTAGTACTAATTCATTTTCAACCCTACCCGCATGATTGATTATCCAACTAGTCCAAGAACCCTTTGAATTGGTTTCTTGAGTTGTTGAAAGTCTATAAGAATTAAAAAATGATGGTTGACTTAATAAGTCCCCTTTCGAATTTTTAATTTTTGGCATAGCTTTCATCATAGAATTCCATTTTCTAGATTTCTTTGATTGTGTTCTTGACATTGTAATAAGCCCAGTTGTATCTGGTGTGCCGTCCTCATTTAATACCAAAACAAAATGATAGTTGGTCCCTTCAATATAGTTACCGCTAGGCAATACATCTCTGTTATCCATACTTCTAGTTGTCTTAGATAAAATATCAGAATCAGCAGGATAGCTTGTTACAGGAGCCGTTTGACCTTGACCCCTTTGCTGCCATTCCACATATTCAAATTTATAAAAACAAGGAACACATAAGATACCTTTAGAACCATCATACAATTTTTTTGTAATTGTATTTGCGATCATCCCTGTATCAGCACCTTCAATGTATTTCTCATTCATCTTTTTACGTTCTGGCGATGCATCAGATATCAATTTGATAAAAGGCATCGACATATTATCGGAGGTAATATTTTCTAATCCAGCACCTCCAAACTCTTCTAAGTAGTTTGTAGCTACGGAGAAGTTAGGCTTCTGTATTACTTCAGCCTTACTGGATTTCTTTTGTACTTGTGACATACGTTTCCTTATTTTATAGTTGTTGTGTTAGCTATATAAACGCCAAACATTTCATCAGGTATATCTCTACCTTTCTCGGTCATATCTTTTATCCAAGATGATAGAGTTGAGTGATGAACGCCTTCTTTAAAGTTTGGATTCATACCATTATCACGCAAAGACGCTAACATATTTTGCGCTTTGTCAGTCTCGCCCATTCCAAAACTAGCTGACACTTCAGTTTTGATAATATCTCCATGGCCTTCTTTTCTTAACCAATCATGAGCTTGTGATTGGTTAGCCTTAGAAATATGCCCTCTATACTTCAGATCGTATCCGATAGTACCAAAGGGAGTTTTTATAGCATCTACACCCATTTCTTGAAGAAAATTAGGAATTTGTTCTTCAGACAGCAATCTAGCTTTTTCCTTTAATTCCTTGGTTTTCTTTTCAGATTCTTCTATAGCCTTCTTAGTATCAACTAAGTTTCTGGCCATATCAACAAGTGTTGATGTTTTTTCCTTATCCACTTTTTCAAGTGATTTTATTATAGGATCTACCATTTTTTCTCCTTTGATTTGTAATTAAACTATTGATTTTCTTTGTCAAGTAAATTAAAAAACTTTTTGTGGTAGCTAAGTATAAATTTAAGACTGAACCTTTTGATCATCAACGTAAAGCATTAGAAGCTTGTTGGAATAAAGAATCCTATGCTTTATTTATGGAAATGGGTACAGGTAAAACTAAAGTACTTCTTGATAACATAGGAGTTTTATATACTACACAAGATATAGATAGTGCTTTAATAATAGCTACTAAATCTGTTTATACTATTTGGGTCAATGATGAGATACCAAAACATATTAATATTCCACATGAAGTCTGTTTATGGAAACCTACGCTAGAAAAAACTGTAAAAAAATTTATTCAAACACCTTCTCAAAAATGTAAAATATTAGTTATGAACGTTGAAGCATTTTCAACTAAAAAAGGATACAATATTGCTTGTGATTTTTTACATAAACATGATGCATTAATTGGTATAGACGAATCTTCTACAATTAAAAACATTAAAGCCATGAGAACTAAAAATCTTATTAAGATTAGACCTTTGGGTAAATACAGACGAATACTTACTGGTACACCAATTACTAAATCACCGATTGATATTTATAGTCAATGTGAATTTCTTGATCCTAAGCTTTTAAATTTCCCCACCTTTACTGCTTTTAAAAATAGATACTGTATATTTGAAATGATGCATTCATATGGAGATAAACAAATAGCCATACCAGTTGGTTTTAAAAATCTTGAAGAGTTAGAAAATAAAATAAAAGAATTTTCATTTAGGGTACGTAAAGAAGAATGTTTAGATCTTCCTCCTAAACTATATCAAAAACGTGTAGTGCATTTAACAGATGAACAAAGAATTTTATACAATGAGCTTAAACATCAGGCGCATACAAATTTACAAGGTGACTATATGACAGTTAATAACGCAATGACTGAAATAATAAGACTACATCAAATTACTGCTGGTTTTTTTAAAGGTGAATCTTCTATAATTAAAAAATTAGAAAACAATAAGATGAAAACTTTGTTTGAAATACTAGATGAATCAGATGCTAAAACAATTATTTGGGCGAACTGGGTTCATAATATAGAAGATATTACTTCAGAACTTAGACAAAAATATGGGCCTGAGTCCGTGGTTAATTTTTATGGTGCTGTTAGCAGTGAAGATAGATCTAAAGCTATCAAACTATTTCAAAACGATCCTAACTGTAGATTCTTTGTAGCTAATCCATCTACAGGTGGTTATGGTTTGACGCTTACAGCAGCAACATTAGTAATTTATTATTCTAACAGCTTTGATGCTGAACATAGATTACAATCTGAAGAACGTGCGCACCGTATAGGTCAAACTCAAAAAGTTACTTATGTAGATTTAATTACTGAGGGGACTGTTGATGAGAAGATTGTTCTGTCTCTGAAATCAAAGTTTCGTCTTTCTGCTCAGACTCTTGGTGAAGTTGTTCGGACTTGGTTATAGCAAGATAGTCATCATACTTCTTCCACCAATCTTCTTTGGCTTTTTCATATCTATCTCCAAATACCTCAAACTTTTGAAATAATAATCCTCTAGTGCACATTAAAACTACACCACCTTCGATAGGTCCGTAGTGTTCTGAGTGAGCTTCACCGTATGCTGCTAGTTGTGTATAGTAGTCCTGTACTTTAGAATAATGTTCTTGAGCAGGTTTGTTACTTTGTTTAAAGTCAATAATAACAGGTTTTCCATTATAAACTGCTACTAAGTCAGTTGCCCCTGCATACTTATCAGTATGTCTTAAAGATATTTCAGATCCCCATACTTCTGTAATAGGTTTAAAACCATGTTTAACTATTTGTAATGCCATTAATCTAGCCTGTTGTCCTTGAGCAGATAATGATTCGTATCTTTTACCCTCTACATAGTATTCCAAATATTTATGCATCTCAGTACCAATCAAAGATGCTTCGTTTTTTATTCTCTCTGCTTCTTCAATACCAATTTTTTCTTGCCATTTTTTTAACCATTCTTTGTCTTTGGTTTTATCTAAAATTGTAGTGACTGAAGGTAATTTTTTTTCACCAACTAAATAAGAACGTCCTGTTTTTTTAGTCTCTCTATCGTAATGTTGGTAATCGTATTTTTTTATGAGCACTCAGTAGATATACTACATATGATTTGAAAGTACAGCTAAAAGAATTGCACCTAGACCGCCAACTATCCATTTTTCTAATCTTGCTATTCTTGCTTCCATTCTGTCTATTCTGTCAAATGTTTGTTTTTGCATGTATCTGCAAATTCTTTCATGATGTTCTATCTTTTGTAATGCAGATTTTCTAGGCATTCTGTCCCCTTCTAGTTGCAATAAGTTGACCTAATTCATCTCTTGGAAATGCTGCTTGATAGTCTTGAGGTGCTATTTGTGCTGTCATTTGCGGTGCTTGTTGAGCTACAGGTAATCCAGGTAATTTAGGTAATGCCATTGTCAATGGGCCTTCGTCCATGCTTTCTAATCCTTGAGCCATGATTTGTGCTTCATTTTCATTAACAGGTGCACCACCTATGATTGAAACAACGTCTTCCATTTCAGGTGGAGGAAGCACTCTAGCTAAATCTTTTTCTGGTACTTCAGGGAATAATCTTTCGTAATCCTCTTTGTTCATGTTTATATCTTTTGGTGGAACAGAATCATATTGAATATTAATTAATTTTTCTAATAATTGTTGAGTACCTATATCATCACCGCCATAAACAATTGGATCATTTGGATATTCATTACCAAAAGTTGAAATCATATCTATTATAGCTCTGTTCATTACAGGTAAAGCAACGCTTGGTATTTTACCTTCGTCCAATAATTGTAAATATGTTTTAAATGTCGATCCTACTTTATCCATAACTTTGGGTGAGGATAAAATTCTGTTTGTTCTATTACCCAAAAACAACATTAAGGCTGTACCAGGTAAACCCATGCCGTACATAGCACCCGCAGCACCAATAGATCCAGGGCCTGTAAGCACAAGTCTTCTTGCTAAAAAGGTAGAGGCATTTGGAATGTCATAGCTATTAAGAGCATCAACGTAAGTTAATAACTCATCAATCTTGTTAGTCATTTTTTTACCTGCTTGATTTCCAAAAATCATATTAATTTTATTTTTGTATTCATTTGTAGGAAACACTAATCTTCTAAATTCATCTGGATCAAATTTTAAATTACCATAATATGCAAAGTCTTGACCAATATCAGCACCTTGTTTTATTTGATCTAAAGTTCTACCAGGTAGTCTTTTTAATTCCATTTGTTTTTCTTTACCTAACATTTGTTCAATAAAACTATCATCTTGTGCAACTTTAAATGATTTTTGATAAGAGTCTGCAAGATATGAACTAAACAATCTTCTTAGAGAATCATTACCTGCTTTAGTTCCTCTTTTAACAAATTCAAAAGCTTGAGTAGCAGGATTAAATCTATATACATCAGCCTCTACTAATTTTTGTAAATCAGTTATTGCATCAAAACTTTGTCTACCCGCTCCTGATTGAAATACATTTTTAGAAATCATTTGAGCTAATTGATCTTTATTAATTCTACCTGATTCAAAAAAACCAGCTAATTGTTTATCAGAAAATAAATTTTTATCGAATGCTTGACTAAATCTATTTGCTAAAGCTGTTTGAAATGAAACTATGTTTGTTTGGTAAAAATTATTTGCGTCTAATAATTGAGTTCTTAATCTTTTAATTGCTTCTTCATTTAGTTTCATGCCTCTTGCACCTTCAATATCACCTATTTTTACTTTTGTAGGGTCTGCAGGTTGTAAAATATTATTAGCTATATTCGCATCTTGTGGTGGATATTTTAAATATATTTCATCAGCAGGATTCAGTTTAACCGAAGAAAAATCTTTTTCTAAAGCTTTTTTCATATCTTTATATGTACCAATCAATGGTAAATTTTTGGGCGAAGTCGCTACAGCTCTATTTAACATTATTTGTAATTCTAAAAATTCATTAGGTGATATAGGTCTATTTGCTTTTATTAATGATTCATAAGCTTGTCTAAATCTTCCTATTGGAGTTTGTAATAAATCATTATCTATCATCATTTTAAATTCTGCTGGAGAAAAATCATTAGATAAAAGTGAGTTATAATATTTTCTAGAAAAATTAAGATCTATCATCATAGGGTCACCAAACTGTTTAGACATTGATCTAAAACTTTCATACATAGAATCTGATACTCCTCTAAATCTTACAAAGTTATCACCCATTTGTTTTGCAATATCATCTGATACTGTTGCTAACTCAGCCATGTGCATGTTAGGTTGTAAATTAAAATTTTTTTCAAAAGCTTGTGTAAACTCTCTGTATCTTGATTCTTTAGCAGCTAAAGCAGGATTACCTACAAAAGGTAATTGACCAAATACTTTATTGAAAGCTTTTACAACTCTACCACCGATTGATGTAGGATCCGCCATTTCTAAATAAGATGCCTCTAGTCCATTATCTTGAGCTATTTTTTTTATTGTTTTCGCGTAGTCTCCCTCTAAACCTAAAAACTTTCTTACCAAATGACCAGCACCAAATGCAGCAGGAGCTAATAATTCTGCGCCTGCGTTCCAAGCAAGTCCAACAGCAAGATCATCAGCTGCTCTCATAAATGGGTTTTTATCTAAATCTTCTTTATAACCTGAAGAAGTTATACCTTCTTTAGCTCTTATAATATCATCAGCCACATCATACGCTAAACCCCCTGCAGAATATCCTAATGATCCTGCTACTACTGGTCTTAAAATAGCAGATACAGGTTCAGGTAAATTCTTAGCAGAGTTACCTAAATTTTTTAATGTAGATGCAAATTGATTTGTGCTTTTTTTTGAGAATACTTGTTTTAATTTTCCAATTTGGCCTGCATATTTGCCTGGATTCATTAATACTTGAGCTAATCTTTTACGGTCCATCATTAATTGTGTTCCAAAAAAACCCATATCAAATATTGTTTTAACAGTATCTCTATTTAAAATATCACCAGTCTTGGCTCTGATAGGGTCTTCTTGATAAGATTTTTCTTTTGCTAATTCGTCAGCAACTTGTGTTTGTCTTTCTAAAATATCACCTATTGGTTTTGTTTGTATTACACCTTTCTTTTGAAGACCATCTAATATTTGTAAACGATCTTTATCAAGAGCTCTTAAATCAAGCTGATTAGAATTTATTAAATCTGCTACTTCTTGCGGGGTCATTCTTTTATAATTCCTTGTAAGTTTTCTTTATTAAACATTTTACCAAATGTATCTTGGTCTTGATTATTCTCTGGAGTATATCCTTCAATAAATTTATTAATATTAGCTTGATTTTGATCGATCATTTGTTGAGCAAAATCTTTATCTATAGCATCAAGTTCCATAGGGTTGTAATAATAAACATCTTTCCATTGGTTTCTAATACCACCTAATCTATTTTTAAAAGTTTCGTTTACAGTTTTATAAGCAGTTAAAATTTCTAATGGGTTTTGATCATAAAAAGGAACATAACCAACCGTACCACCTAATCTTTTTTCAGCTCTCTCAATGTCGGCCACAGCTAAACGGTCTTTGTCTTTAAGTGTTTGTGCAAGTGAATAAGTAGATAAAAGTTCTAATGTTTCTAACAATGCTTGTGCTTGAATTTCTTCAGATGCTGAATCTAAATCTTGTGCTTTTTCTTCAATTTTTTGAAATATACCTGTTAGTTTTTTATTTACACCGTCTTCTACTTCACCAAATGTTTTATAATTTTGAAAATTTGTTTCTTCTCTATCTTTTAGTTTTAAAATTGTTTCTTTGTAACTTTTAGATCCTGTAGCAATATTTGCTAATTCACCAAATTTAAGTGTAAGTTTTTTCCAACCACCTTGTACTCCAATAAGGTCAGGATTTTCAGCTGCAACCTTGATAAATAAATTAGTATATAAGTCTCCTGACTTAACAGCTTTATATTCATTTAATATTTTTGCTTTATTGGCAACGTTGTCAGTAATAGGTGCTTGACCAATTACTTCACTTGGTTCTATTCTGATCTTTTGAGGTTCATTTCCAACCATTTCATAACCAATATAAAAGCCCTCTTCAGTTTGAGAAGCTGGTATAGGATCTGAAATTTCTCCATTTGGTTTTTTATATCTAATTTTTATAGAAGGTGCCTTAATTTTAGTATTTTTTCTTTTTGCATTTGTTTCTAACAAAACTTTAGCTAAAGATAACTCTTCTTTCTCTCTTTCTCTTTCAAGTGCGATAGCCATAGGAATTACATTCTTACCTGCTTGACCTAAAACATCTAAAAATCCTGGTATTCCTGATTGCATACTTTTTCCAGATAATAAATTTGATGCTAATTGAAGTAACAATAATTTACCTGATTTATTATAACCTCTTTCACCCATTACTTGTTTTGCAGCATCCATAGCCTCCGACAATTGAGTCATTTTTCCTTGTTTTCTAGCTTCTGCTTCTAAAGCATTAAATACTTTTTCAGAATTTTTTATACTCTTTTGTTGATTATCAACTTGCACCAAGGCCTCGTTTTGATTTGTTTCTGGCTGTTTGTTCTCTGTCTGTGTGGGTACTTTTTTTACTACCTTTGACCCACCTTCTTCTATAACTTCAGGCCCTGTTTCTCTGTCATCAACTTTTACTTGGTCTTTAAATTTATCAAATAATCTTTGTGTAAGTGGTGTGTTTAAATTTAACTTTTTTGCTTCTTTTAATAGATCCACAGTAGATGGACTATCAGGGACATCCATATAATCTTGTATACCTTCATAAGGCCCTCTTACCTCTCTTAATAATTCTGCTCTATCTTTTACAGGTTGTGGTGTAAAAGTATCTGCTATTGAATACATGACAGCAGGACCAGCAATCGGTAATGTATATGGATTTGTTAAACCCATAACTCCTAAAGTTCTCATGGGTAATTTTTTTGCAAACTGTGTATATGTTTGAGGATTCTTAATAGCATTTAAAGCAGATATACCTGCTTGACTTAATCCAGCAGACGTAAATGGTGATCTAGGAACAGATCCTCCATTACTAAATTTAAGAATACCTTTTTTATATAATTTTCTATCTTTTAATTTTGCCATTGTTCTCCTTACTTAGGAGCCAACGCAGCATAAGCTCCTATACCAGTTCCTACTGCTTGAGCAAAAGGTGAAGCTGTTGGTGCGAAGCCCTGAGTTACCGTAGATTGTGTTGAAGGTGCCCCTCTTTGAATATCAGATACAAAAGACAATCTTTGATAAGGATCAGTAATTGCTTGAACTTTACTTTGTCTATCTGCTTCAAGTTGTGCTTGAGTTACTCCTCTTTCCAAACCTCCCGCTGCAAATAAACTACTGATGTCTCCTTGTTGTTGTCTCATTTTAGCATCAGCCGCAGCTAAACCAGTTTGTGCTTGTAATTGTTGTCCTTGTTGAAATGCACCCAAAGCTCCTTGGAACGCTCTACCTTGTGCTAATCCTATTTCTGAAAGTCTTGCTCTTTCTGCTTCTGCTCTTTGAACGCCTTCTCTTCCGCCTCCAAATGCTCCAGCAGAAATTGCTTGGTTAGCAACTCTTTGTTGACCTAATTGTGCTTGTCTGTTTATTTCATCAGTAATAAAAGATTGATAAGGATTAAAATAATTTTGAAATTGTTGTGATGAAGGATCTAAAGCTGCAGCCGATTCAGCAGCAGCGATTGACGATAGACCTGCACCCGTCCCTTGACGCGCTTGAGTAATTCCTTGTTGCTCTGCAGAAGTTAATCCAGCTACTTGAAAATCAGGTAGTCCTAATGGTTTATCAGCAAGTTTACCTGCAGAATCCATAAGACCTAATCTTCTTGCTTCTATCTCTGGTGCTTCTCTAATAGTTTGTACGTTTGTAGTGTCCGCGGGTGTACCGCTTCCACCTCCTCCTCCTGACATTATACGTGCCCTCCTATAAATTTATCCATTTGTACGTGATTGTATTTAAAACCTAATGGTTCTAACATTTTTTTCCAACCTGGTCTTCCATATACTTCAATTTTTTTACATCCACAATTTTCAAAAGCCCATTTTTCAAACACATTTATTTTATCTATCCAAAGTGGTAAATCATTACCAGTTGCTATGTTTACAACTCCAACGTTGTAGTTTGGATATTTAGCTATTTCAGAAATACAAACTCCCTTAAAATTATCTTCTTTGTCTACAGTAACCCATAGTTGTTTTACACCTTGCTTACACATTTCTTTTATATGTTGATTGTCCATCAAAGTTTTACCTTCATGGTTTCTTTCTAAAGCAGATTGAACTTTATCTTTTACTAATGGCCACACCTTATCTATCTCTTCTGGTTTAAATTGTATTAAATACATCAAGCACTTTCCGCTAACTTTTCTAATTCACTCATTTGACTATAAAAAAATTTAGCTCCTAATTCTCTTTGTTCTTGTTTGTTTTTACCACCCATTGCTTTACCAGCACCTAATACTGATTTAGCTTTAGTTACAAATTCTCCATCTGCTAATTGTGCTAACATAGTGTCTTTGCTTCCTGATCCTTTACCTGTTTCATCAGTGACCATTTTACCAGATGTTCTTTTGTAATTTGATGTATCGTTTTCATCTCTTTTAAGTTTTGATGGTAGTACATCAACTAAATCACCTTTGTTAAATTCTTGCATTCTTGGCTCATTAGTTGCTCTTGATCTAAAAGTATCTAATATATTTTGTAGTGCAGGTGGTGGTGGAGCTTGAGGTATTCTTACTCCTTCTGTAGCATCTGAAGTTAAACCCATAATACCTTCTATTTCACCTACTTCCATTTCAGTTTCGTTTGTCATTTGCTCTAACATTTCCTTTGCTCTTTGAACATCTGCGATAGTTATTCTATCTTTATCTCTCATCATTGTTGCATATTCAATTGCTGTTTTGTCAGGATCTTGCTTATACTTCATTATAAAATCTTTTTTAATTCTTTGAGGCACCATTGTTTTAATATCTGCCGCCATTGGAGTTACATTTGTCATTTCTGATTCTGGAACTTTACCAATTTTCTTCGGTCTTCTCATAGAAGCTTTCATTGCTTTTTTATCTGGGTCTAAAAAAGATTCTCTAAACCGTTGTTCTAAAGCTGCAACTATCCCTGGTCCGTCGTCCATGCTTTGTTGTTGCATATCAAATTGTAACATCTCATCGTCAGGGCCCATCATTTCTACATCTGCAATACCACCTTCTTGCAAACCAGAATAAGGTGACCCTTCAGGATATAAATCTGTATCAGGGCCGTATTGACCTGAACCTGGTTGAAACATTTCTGGATTAGCTGCGTAGTATTTATTAAAACCAGGATACTTTGGATCTGGTGGATCTTTAGGATCAAACATTCCTGCAGCGTAAGCAGCACCCCCTAGACCAGCTGATCCCAATCCAACTCTGAATGATGAAATGTCTCCTGTCTTTGGGTCTCTAAATGGTTTTTCAATTTTTGTAAAAGCACCTCCTAATTTATCTAAGAAAGTTGGATCTTTAGGTGTGTTCTGTAATGCTTTTAATTGATCAGCATAAGTTGCACCTCCCTTTACAGCTTCACTTAAATTTCCTAAATTGGTTGCTTGTTTACCACCTTCTGAAGCTAATGCAGATATACCTTTTTCTCCTCCAGGCATTTTTGCGCCACCTAAGACTGCGGCTATTGCTGTATCTTTAATTGTTGATTTTAAAAGGTCAGATCCTCTTTTACCTTGTAGTGCATTGACACCTCCTGATATCAAAGCGGCCATCATTAATGGATGCATATTTTTAAGCTCCTGTTGTAAATACGTATTTATGTAAATTTACTCAATTTTAGCGCATTCGTCAATGAACTTAGCTCTAAAAGGATAGTTACCATGATGCGTTATTTCAGAGTCTATGAGGGCGAATATACGTCCTCCTGCCTTCCTATAACGGTCACAGAAGGCAAAGTCTTCACCAACTATTTGACCTGTTTCTTTAATAAATTCAGTGTCCCAAAAGTTATACGAATGCTCCATGTTTTTAGTGGTCTCATTGACTAAATGATTCTGTCTTACTTTAAGCTCTGGATAGTATTTAATCATACGTTCAAAAGCCTCTCTCTTAATTAACATACAACCAGCAGGCCCTCGTTTTATCTCCATCCAGCCATTAACACTTTCAAAGTTATCTTCATTCATAACCTTAATAGGAAAGTGATACCCTCCTTTATTTACAGGTATCTTATGCTTATCGAATAATTCTTTAGACTTTTTCCAATCCATCCACTTCATAGGATATGGTATCAATGTAACTTCTTCATCAGCTTCAATCATTTTAAATATATCTTGTTCGTTAAATTGTATATCAGTATCTACAAATAACATATGGGTACAGTCGGAACTTAGAAACCCTGCAGTACAACCGTTCCTACCAAAGGTTACAATAGAACTTTTATGTAAATGTAAAGTAATACCTGTTTTTCTTTTATGACACTCTGCTTGTAAAGAAAAAATAGATTTCATGTAATGTATATCTACAAGACCAGTAGTTGGAGAAGTTACGTATAATTTAGTCATGTTTTATAAACTCATCCATGTATCTACCAATATATTGATGTTCTCCAACGTGCATAATATATTCATCGACAATAGCAAATATTTTACCATCTACTTCTTTCCAAAGTTTACAAAAACCGAAATCTTCTCCCATGTAAGTTTGTGTTTGCTTATCATGAACTGTATCAAAAAAATTGTAATAATTATCTTTTTCTTCACTTTGTCCGTTTATAATAGACGTTTGTTTTATTTTTCTGTCAGGAAATTTTTTAATTAATTTATCAAACACTGAACGTTTAATTAACAAACAACCAGCAGGAGCATGTGTTATTTCTGTTATGCCTTTATTAACTACAATTTTACTAGCGTCTTCTAATCTTACTGGATACGTGCATGCACCAGTCTCCATATCTGCTTCTGTTTTTATTAAACCCTTTTCAAATTTTTCTTTAAGTTTTCCGAATTGTATACTTTTTAATGGATAAGGTACACATATCACATCCTTATCTGCATTAATCATTTTTCTAATTACATGCGGACCTATCGCAATATCAGAATCTAGAAATAATAAATAATCTGCTTTTGTTTCTAAAAATGAAGCTACTGTAAGATTTCTACCTTGAGTTATTAATGATGATTTATGCATTAAAAAAGAAACGCTATCACCTTTCTTTAAAAATTCTTTTTGTATCTCTAATAGACATTGAGTATAATGAATTGATACTTCAGAATGCACAGGTGTACCTACGCATAGCTTTATCTGTTGTTTTTCTTTAAACCAAATAGGTTCTGATGGATTTTGAGGGGACACGTTAATCTCCTTTATTGTTTGATAGGTATCGTTATTAGACCAATTTTTACTTTTTTGCATTAATTACATTATATAAAAAATTGTTCCATTCCATAGCTTTTTTATCCCAGTTATAATATTTTTTATAAAAAGCCTGTTGCATATCTAAACTGTCTTGTATGGCATTTTCGTGTAATGTTTCAGCCGCCATTTCAATAGCTGCAGCAAATGTTTGAGATAATATTTTTAAATCTTTTGTGTAAGTTACATACATAGGAAACTCTGCACAAGTTTCATATAAAGCTCCAAAGTTAGTTACAATTGAATATAGTCCAGCAGCTAAAGATTCAATAGCAGAGATACAAGATGTTTCTTCAAATATACTTGGATACACATACATATTGTATTTATTTATATTTTCTAAAATATAACTATTTGGTCTATAGCCTATATAGTTTACGTTAGATAATTCAGAAGCCTGTTTATATAAAGGTACATATTTATGATCATTAAGATTTTTAAATTCTTCACCATATACTTCAGTTGAACTATAAACGTCCAATTTAATTAATGGATTTTTTACTAATTGCATTGCGCCAAGCAATACACTTAAACCTCTCCACGGTGTGTTTTGATGTATTATTCTTATTGGATCTCCCTTTTTATATATTTTTCTTGTCGGAAAACTAGTACAACCATTTTTAATTACATGACATTTTTCAGTTGGTACATCAAACATCATTCTAAATTTTTCATATGTCCAATTACTATTAAAAACATACCAGTCATATTTATTATGATTTGTTTTTTGGCTAAACCAAGGAGCGATATTAGGTTGATCGTAAGAATTTTTTTGCCAAAGTATATTTGGTTTACTAGGATGTAATGGTATTTTTTCAGGAACAGAAGTTGTAATCTGTACTTGATCTAATAATTTTTTGTCAGCATGTTGATCTAAAAAGCTATGTTGTAATTCCGTTCCACCTTGTGGGTTCATTCTTTGGTTTTACCAAATACTTCTAAAGATGCAACAGTTATTTCGAGGTCTTGCCTAAAATCATCTTCAGTAGTATCAGTATTGGGATCAGCAACATCAGTATCAAAATCAGCTTTGCTATCATAAATTTTACCTGTTCTTTTATTTTTTACAATTTCTTTAGCTTGAGCAGGTATTCTTATTAAATCATCACTCATTGTTTCCTTCCTTGTCTGTTATAGGATTTATAATCTCTTTTTTCGTTTTTGTTAAGTCTCTTCTTATGGGTACGAGGTCTTTTTTTCGGTTTTGGTCTTGGTGTAAAATGTTTAAATGTTCTTTTAGCCATTTTCCTGTGATCGATCTATTTGTGCATAACTAATAACCCCTTGTATTTTATTACTAGCGGTTGCTGATTGAATTTTGATAGAATCTCCTGCCTCTAAATTTATTCCTTGAGGTGAAGCATTTACTTGGGTTTTAGCAGCTACATCATCTCTAAAAAATTCATACTCAGTGCTAGAATCAGATGAGTCTACAAGACTCATGTTTACTAAAATAGCTGATGATGCATCGTTGTTAGCACAGTAAATACTTTTAACAATTACAGTTGCATCTGTAGGGCAAGTTAAAACTGTATTTAAATTTGTATCAGCTTGTTTATATCCTTTATTTTTATATTGTATTGTCATGACATAAAGTAATTAAACGCATCTTGTTCATTTTTCAAGTCTGTTTGATAAGATGTATTTAATTGATTCTCTACTGTTGCTATAGCTTGGTTAATTTGTCTGAACCCTTCTTCAGTATATTCTTTAGGAGGTTCAGGCACATATACATTTATTTTAGCCATTATCTTCTTCCATCTACATTTACATCTGCTCTAAAAGTTCCAAATCTCCAAGTTTCATCATTCGCAGTGTTTTCTATTTTTAAATTAGCTAAACGTCCTCTAGCTCTTGTATCAATTTTTTGTGTAGTTGAATTTATAGTAAAAGGGCCCAATGAAGAAGAAGCATTTGCATCAATTGGAAAATCTTTTAAATTAATTGTAATTACTGCATTACCTTGTAAGTTTTTAAAATCTGGAAGGAATCTACTTATTCTCATTAAAAATTGACCATCTCCTTCTTGAGGTAAATCAAAATCTCCTGATTGTATGAACGCTGCAATAGGAGTTTCAGTACCGTTTAGATCTATAACGTTTGTTCCAGTCTCTTGTGCAAAATATTTACTTGCACCAAAAGTATTTGTAGCTCCACTTAAACCTGTAAAAGTAGGAGTTGTAGTTGAATCGTATTCTGTTGCATAAGGTAGATCATATGTAGAAGCATCGTGATAAGTGCTTCTTGCTAATGTCATAATTGACCAAGTATTTTCAACATAATTATAAACTACCGATCTATCATTTTGAACAGCTGGATTTGTTAGAGGTTTTCCTGATGGATAAAACCATACTATTTCATTAAATAAAGAATTGTGCGATGCATATATAATTTCGTTAGATGAATAATTTACACCTATATTGTCTCCAGTTGTAGTAAAAACAAAGTCTTCAACTAAAGATGGTAGTAGTTTTACTGTACCGTCGTATTTAAAAAAACCTCCACCTGTTCCCATCCAAAATACTTGACCATCTGCATATACCACAGCGTGCTGTCCAATACATCCACAGTTAGAACCTACTTGTCTTATAGAAAATGTAAACGGTGGACCCACAAACTGCATGACGTATGCTGCAGTGTCAGTCAAAATTAAATTGTAATCTTTACCAGATACCGCAGCAACAATTTTGTTACCTGTATCTAATCTAAAAGTACCAGCGGTATTTGTTGAAGTAGGTAGATAAGTGTTAAAATCTTCTTGATTTGAAAATCTTATAAACATTGGATCTTGTGTGGTGCTGTCTGAAATTGTTGTTTCAGTACCAAAATGTACTACGTGTCTATCCCTGTCAGATACTATTGTAAGTCTCGATGCTGTAGGTGCATTAGTCATTATTGTTGCTCTTGTTTGTAAAGGACTGGCAGCACCAGCATTCCACGTAAATGTTTTACCATCTTTAATAGTTGCAATTAACACTTGTCCAAAATTATCTAATGACCATGATCCAGGGTCTAGAACAACTTGGCTTGATGTAGTTTGATTACCCCAACCAACTGTTCCCCAAGTACTTGTACCCCAACCATAACCATATGTTTGAATTGTAGGCCCTATTTCTTCATAAGGATTTATAGAAGCACCACCAGCACTAGACATCCCCGTTCCTGTTTCTGTTGTAGGCATTGTAATTGTAAATGAGTTTGTAGCAACTGTTAGTACTTCAAAAACTAAATCAGTAAAATCTGTTGTGTTATATCTTGTTACCGTTGATTGTCTTACTGCAGTTGTGTCTGCATGTGCTACAGCAGTTGTTCCATTCGTCCCTCTAGTACATCCAGTTAAATCATTTGAAGATTTACCAGAATAAGTAATTATTTCATCTTCAATTCTTATTGATCCTGATGTAGAAAAAGATGAAGCGTCTGTAAGAGTTATTGTAGTAACTGAATCATTAATTGCACCATTTAAAGTTGTTGTAGCACCTGGAACCGTCACAGATGATAAAGTAATATAAGTTCCTGCAATTAAATTATGAGACGCTTTGTTTACAGTTACGGTTGCTGAACCATTTGTTGAAGTAAATGTAGCTCCTGTAATAGCTGTTGCTAAAGGCGTAATATCATAGAAAGCATCTTCATAATAAATGTATAATGCCTTTGAGGTTCCTAATGCAGCATACTTTCTACCCTCTAAATCATTCCAACAATGTTGCGCTCTAGCAGGACCAGAGATTGTAGTCTGTCCGATTGCTTCAAAGCCACCAATCTTTTCTGGCTGGCCATATCTAAATCTAACAAAATCACTATCTATCCATTGACCCTCAGCACCTGATGGCGTATCTGATTTATTCAATCCTGGTCTTATCTGAACATTTGTTAAAGGCATAATGTATTTTACACCATTTTATAGTTTCTTCCAAGTAGACGGCGAAGGTATGTTATGTTCTGATTTTATACCCTCTTTCATGGTCAACATTATATCTCCTGATATTGATAGCCTTGGTATATCTTTTGTATTCTTTCCCGTCTCATGAAACATCATAGATGGAAATATAATTACATTACCTGTCTCTGCAGGATACTCAGCTTTACCATAATTATTTTGATCCCACTCCGTAAAGTATGGATCTCTTTTAGGTATATTTAGTCCTACCTTATGAGCGTCATCATCAAGCAAAAATAAATTACCTTGTTCATGAGCTTGAGGGTAATAAACAAAACTAAAGTGACTACTCATGTGTCTATGATAAGAAATAAATTGTTCTTTGGTAGATAAGGTAGCCCAAGACTTTGTTATATAAACTTCAAACAAATCTAAATTATATTTTTGTGCAGTTAAACATCCTTGAATTACTTTTGCTAACTCAGTATATAACTCTTTAAATCTTTTATCTTTATGTAAGTTATCATCAATTGATTGTAATTCTTTTGGTTTTATATCCGTGGTTCGTGAGTATTGAGAATTGGTTGGAGTAATATCTTTAGTGATGATTGGTACTATTTTCTTGTTTATCTTTTCAAAGTTTTCTAACTTAGTTATGTATATAGGGTAACCAAACCATTTGGATATATTAGCCATCAAGTTTACCTTGATTGTCAAACCAAACATAACTATTTAATTTTGATAACAACTTTTCCATATCACTGTCCTTTACCACATAAACAAGTGTTTCGGTACAAAAATTTTTTATAGCTTCGTATCTATGATGACCATCAATTAATACACCATTATTAACAACTAATGGGCATAACAAACCATTTAGTTTTATATCAATTTCTAGTTGGTTTATAAGTTCTTGATTATTATTAGTTTGATTAGGTGTAATATCTTTTAATTTATATCTATAAAGTATTGAATTAAATATAATTTTTTGTGGTTTTAAAAACAATTATTGTACTCGTAAGAATCTATACTTAACTTCTCCAACACCACCGTTGGCTCCACTAGTATGTGCAGGACTACCTGATACTTGAGCAGAACCTCCTCCACCTCCAGATCCTCTAGTTCCTGCAGATCCATTTGTTCCTGATCCTGATGAAGATCCTCCAGAACCTCCAGAAACATTACCTGCAAAAGAAGCTGCTCCATCTGAACCACCTATTCTACAGTTATCCCCACCACAGTTTCCATTATTACCACCTGCTACACCATTACCGGACTGATTAAAAGAACCTACGGGACCAGATGTATTTGTTGTCACCGCTTTAGAAGTTCCATCACTATCTCTAAAATTACCTGAAGTGATAAGTGTTGCTGATATTGTAGCTGATCCAAGTGCA